TTCTCTTTTGAGCATTTATCGCCAATAGTCCATGCTGACGTACCATTTGAGCGCATTTTTGGGCATCACAGCCGGTTTAGGAAGCTCACTGGCGAAAATACGATGGATTGGCTACTTACAGACAATGAAACAAAGGAAATAGCACATGAAACCGACGTTTATGAGTTATTCCAGCATTATGGATACAGAATCACACACAGAGAGAGAACGGGCTGAAGTAATACCCAGGGCTGAACTCAAGGTTTTAGTAAAAAGGCTGCTTTTAGACAAGAAAAAGCTCATTCCAACGCGATTATTTGCAGAATTATGTGGATTAAGCCGCTATCACCTACATGAAACCTTTGTTTTAGACCGCAGACCTATCTCAGAAGTGGTGCAAAGGCGTGTTTCTAGGGCTTATTGCCTATGGAGAGATGGCAAAGTGAGGGTAATGGTGCATTACGGACGCAAATATCTGGAGTACAGGAAGGAACCAAAGCCCGTAGCAGTGCGCGGATATGGACTTCAGGCCACTTCAGAGGGCATAAAACTTAAAATAGGCCTTAAAAACAAGTTTGATTATAGTGATTATCGGTTAGATGAGACATTAAAGGGGAGGTAATTATGGCAGTATTGCACGATTATAAATGCGATTTGCACGGTTTTTTCGAGGCTTGGGAGCCTGTTTGCCCAGAAGGATGCACAGAGAACGTCCAGATGGTCTTTTTGCAGCCTGTTGGCATGAAATCCGACACAACCAAGCACAATGACAAGACGATTAACCAGTTGGCGCTGGACTTCAACATGACAAACATTAAGTCTGCCCGTGAAGGTGAGAATCAGTCTGGCTTTTACACACGGAACAACAAGCCAGTACCCAAAGATATGCCACCTCCTCCCCGCGAATCCCGCCCTGGAGATGCTGTTATGTGGGGTAATGCTGGCGGCAAGTTCAATATGGATACTTTGCTAAAAGGAAACGCCTTCAGATCGGTTGCCGGAGAAAGCGTAGGTGTGTCACCATCCACCCTGGGGAACTTGACAACGCCTAAGACTGCGAGTTATATGCCAGATCATGAAAACCTACAGGTTTCAAAGCCATGAGAATCCCATCTGAACCTCTACAACGGCAACAGTTCTATCTTGACCTGATAGAAAAATGCCTAGTGTCAAAAGGGGAACGTAAAGCCGACTATGCGGCCTTGCGTTCTTATTTTTTGTTTGGCGCAGCTCCCGAAGAACCGCCAGCCATCTTCAATAAAATCTACCCGCACATTGACCAGTTGAGTAGCTTCCTCTACTCAGCAGAAACAACGCGATTCTCATTGGACTTAGGCGCATCTGTGCCAGCACTTGAGTTGACGCGCACACCGTCAATGGCACACAAGCTCAACGACGAATGGCTGAACTCCAATACGGATCAGGTTTTTTCCAATGCACTGAACTGGGCGCTGTGCTTCAACACCACGTTTGTCAAACTGGTAGTCAATAACGGCATTCACCCGTACATGATTGACCCAGGTGCAATGGGTGTGCTGCGTGAAGATGTGCCGTACACAGATCGACAAGAAGCGCTGGTGCAAAGCTACTACATTACCAAGTCTGAACTGTACGCCCGTCTGTGGTCGCACCCGCGCCGTGATGAAATCGTCAAACGTGTTAGCTCATCCTTCCATGAGCAGACAACCGATATTCCAGAAGGTATTGACCGCATCATCATGTCGCAGACAAACCCAAATATGATGGGTACAGTCAATCTCGACTTATCAGGCATGAATCGCTACAAGGCGCGTGTTGCTGAAGACACTGTAGAGATGCACGAACTCTGGGTGTGGAACGACGAAACCAGCGACTACCAATGCGTCACCATTGCTGATCCTGATGTAGTTGTTTATGACCGTCCTGGCGAATCCATGTTCTTGAAAGGCGAGTTGCCTTTTGTTCAGATTTCTCCAAACCCACAGTACGATTACTATTGGGGGCAGTCAGAAGTTCAGCGTTTGGTATTTCTGCAAGCGCTTCGCAATAAACGCATGACAGAAATTTTGGACTTGTTGTCAAAACAGGTTGATCCTCCAACTGCGCTGATGGGATTTACAGGCATATTGGATGAAAAGAATTTTGCACTTAACCGCGCTGGCGGTCTTCTTGCTAGTGATATGCCAAGCGCTAAAGTTGAACGCCTTGCGCCTAATATTCCCAATGATCTTTTTGAAGTAATCCGCGAAGTCGATGTGATGTTTGCGGAAGCCTCCGGCATTACGCCCGTGTTGGCTGGTCGTGGCGAATCCGGTGTTCGCAGCCAAAGTCATGCGTCTAGCCTTGCCCGTCTAGGTTCTTCTCGCGCTAAGAAACGCGCTTTGGTTATTGAAGATTCTTTGGAAAAAGTTGCTACGTTGTACATGAAGCTGATTCAAAAGTACGACACAACGCAGCTACTGGATGCAGAAGGCAATAAGTTTATTCCTGCACAATTCACCAGCGATTATGTTGTCAAAGTGGATGCCCACTCTAACAGCCCAATCTTTACGGAAGACTTGCGTCAGATGGCGTTTAGCCTCTTTAACGCTGGCGCTATTGATCGTGAATCGTTGCTTGACCTAATTGAGCCGCCCATGAAACAATTGCTCAAAGAGAAATTGAAGATCATGGAGCAAAAGCAGGAACAAGCTCAGATGATGCAAATGCAGCAACAGTCTCAGCCAAAACCTCAAGGCGGTGAGCCGCCGGAGGAACCACCTCAGATACCGGAGGCAGCATGAACAACCCTAGCGTAATTACTCCAAAAGCCGACCAGCCAAGAGTAACCACTGAAAATCTGCAACGTGGTGAGCAAGCTCCTAGTTTGCAATACCGTGTTAGCACTATTCGTTCTTTTACACCCCGCACAGAAAATCGCAGCTATTCCGGCAGAATGTCCAGATAAGGAGTTGCAAAATGAATAAGACTGCAAAACGTGGTAGAAAATGCCGCCGTTAGCTTGACAAAAGCTATTAAGTTGGGTATTCCTATCGAAAATTTTTATCGAGGTTGATATGGGCGTTCCTTCCGAAGAACTAATGAAGTTGATGGAAAAGCAGCAGAAGAAACCAAAAGTCGAGGTTGAAGTAAAGACTGATGGTGAGGAATCTGAGGAAGAAGGCGAAGAAGAAGAAGGTATGAGTGGCGCTGATACGCCGCCTATGTCTTCACCCATGTCTACCCCAGAGCCAGCTATGGGTTCCAAAGAAGGCGCAATGGTCAATCTTAGTTTGGCTGTTGATTTGATTAAGCGTTCATTGCCTGGCATTGGCGCTGATTCTGAGCAAGGAAGGAAAGCGCTGGCTGCGATGAAAGCTCTTATGTCCGTTGTTGGGAAGCGCAAAGACAGCGCAGAAGAACTTAAACAATCGGAAATTTTGCAAATGTTACAATCGCTTCCGCAAGCTGGTGGTCAATCGCCAGAGGGTAAGGCGATGGCAGCCGCGCCAGCGGTTCCTGGCATGATGTAATTTTTTGAGGAATCCACGATGGAACTTTTTAAGCCTCGCGGCGCAGCCGCACCCCGTAATCCTACTGACAACAATCAGCAGAACGGGCAGATAGTCAACACACCTCGTTTCGCAACTATGGGTGGTCTTACAAACGCTGCTAAAGCGGGTGCTAAGAACAAGATGATGGTTGAGAAACCAGGCGGCAAGCGCATCATTTAAGGTGCGCTTTTTTTGTTTTACGATAGGGGATAACCATGTCACTTGAAGACCTTACACCAGAAGCCCGTGATGAACTTGCAGCATTGTCTCGACAACTGGCTGAGAATCCAAATACCCGCAAAGACTTTCTGCGTCTGACAAAGAAAGTTAAGCCGGATATGCCGATTCCAGAACTGGAAATCGAAGATGCAACGAATGCAGCAACATCACAAATGCGTGGAGAACTTGAGTCTTTGCGTAATCAGATGCGTGAAAAGGATGCGATTGAAGAACTCAACCGCCGCCGTTCAAAGCTCAAGGCTAAAGGTCTGATCGAAAGTGATGAGGATATTGAACAAGTGGAGAAAGTAATGTTGGAAAAAGGCATTACTAACCATGAGGCAGCGGCTGAATACTGGTCGTTTATGAAACAGGCAGCTACACCAACACCTACTGGCTACAACCCGTCTGCAATCAAGGGCTTTAACCTTGACCAGTTCTGGAAGAACCCAGTTCAGGGTGCTAGAAATGAAGCTGCTGCTGCATTGAATGAATTGCGTCGCAATCCAAAACCAATAGGATTGTGAGCAAGTAGGGGATATTTTTAGATCGGAGATAGATTATGCCTATTGGTGGCGGCATTCTTCCGGCTTCGGGTTCCACTCAGTTTACTGAGTTGACCTACGTTACCCGTAGGGCATTTATCCCGAAACTGGTCGTACAACTTTATAACTCGACCCCGTTGATGGCGGCACTGATTGCTAACAGTCAGCAAGCCTCTGGCGGTGTTTCCTCTGTAACCGTTCCTGTTCAGGGTTCGCAGTTTGTGAACGCTCAATGGTCAGACTACAGCGGCTCGTTCGCTCAACCGTCTGTCCAGCAAGGCGCTTATAACGCTGAGTTCAACCTGAAGCTGATGATTGCTCCAGTACCCTTCCTGGGTATGGAAGGTGCAGTTCAGCAGGATGCAGCCGTTATTCCTCTGATCGAAGCTCGTATGAACGATGCGACCAACGTGATGATGGATGCGATGGCAACCTCGCTGTACAACAACACAAGCAATAACCAGCAGTTTATCGGTCTGCCAGCCGCTGTTGCTGATTCCGGCACTTACGGCAACATCGACCGTTCAACCTACACTTGGTGGAAATCAAAGCAGTATGCAGCCGGTTCGGTTAATCCGACCCGTCAAAACATCCTGCAATACATTTCCGGCACTGTGAAGAATGGCGCTGAAGTTCCGTCGTTCGGCGTTTGCGGTTTTGGTACTTGGACTCTGTTGGCTCAAGACTATGTTGGTCAAGAGCAATACGTCATCACTCCTGGCTCTGGCTTTGACAGTGATGCCAACGGCGCACAAGCAGCTTTCCGCGCACTGATGGTTGCTGGTGTTCCTATTTATCCTGATCCATATTGCCCAGAAGGTACTGTGTACTTCCTGAACACCAACTATCTCTCGCTCTATATCCATGAGCAGGGTTCGTTTGTGTTTACGGGCTTTGAATCGACTCTACCTAACTGGCAGATTGGTTATGTGGGCGCTGTTCTGATGATTGCAGAACTGGTGAACACTAAGCCTAAGTCGATGACGAAGGTGACGGGCTACAACTCTTTGACTCTGTAAGGGAGAAATAGTCATGTCAAACAAAATCCTCGTAGCTGGCGCACCTACCGATTCGCCTGGTGCGTTTTTCCAAGCGTATGCTGCTGGTACTGCAACGGTCACGGTTCCTGCCGGTGACTATTACATTACCCCAACAGCAAACGTCACTATTGAACTCAATACAAACACCAGTGGCAACATCAGCAATGCAGTATGGGCTGTTGTTGTAGCTAACAACACTGGCGGTTATTTTGTGGCTGATGGTGTCAACATTCGCGCTAATGTGCTGTCTGGTACTCCGACAATCACTCTGTTCCAAGTGAACGGTGGTGAGGCGGTGTCTGAGACTTACGCATAAGGAGCCAACATGAATGCAAACCATGTAGGTGCGCTGTACCCAGATAGTTTTGGTAACTTCGGTATTGGTCATGCAGTTGGCGTTTCTGTCGCTGCTACTGGCAATGCCGTTGCCCAAATCCCTGTTGTGGGCGGCTCCTCGTACATTGTTCGCAGGATTGTGGTCGCTAACGCAAATCAGAGCATTGCTACTGGCAACGTGACGATCCTTACCTCTAACGATGGTAATGCGTCCAATGCTATTAGCAATGCTACTACTTTGGCTTCTGTCACTAGCACATCTACTTACCAGGATATTACTCTGGCAACTGGTACGGCTACGACAGTTTATTCTGCTGGTTCACTTTACGTTAAGGTGAACACAGCGGTTAGCGGTGGCACTTGCGATATTACTGTCTTTGGTGACGTTGTAACTCTATGACAACTGTCTATGTGACTAACAAGACCGATAAGGTTCTTGTCGATGAATATGCGTTTAAACAGTACAAGTTCCCTGTGAACGAAACTGTGGAGATACCTGTAGAAGTCGCTCGTCACATATTCGGTTATGGCTCTGAAAACAAGGAGCCGGTGGTAGCAAGACTTGGATTTGCAAAAACGTTAAATGATATGCCTGAAGGTTTGGCGTATCTTAAAAAGTTTATCGTTAGCGAAGAAAAGTCTAAACAAGATCGCTCCTTATCCCCGGCGATTGACCTAGTACCCCCGCCCGTGCCGGAAGGTCGGGTGGGGAGAACCGTCCAAAAAGCCGCTTAAATATGGGAATTAAATGGCAACGTTGTCCAGTTACATCACGGAAGTCAGAAGACTTTTGCATGATGCGAACGGAAATTTTTATTCCGACTCTGAACTAACCGATTACATCAATTCGGCTAGGGAACGTGTTGTCCGTGATACTGGTTGCCTCCGCACTATCCAAATTACTCAAACACCGCTTGCACCAGTAGCTACTGCTGTGCAACCTGTGCCTTGGACTGCTGATACCGCAGTCACGCTTGGAACCTATCTTTTTTCCAACATCTTCATTTACCAAGTAACTACGGCTGGCACAACTGGTACTGACGCGCCTAGTTATCCTGCGTATGGTGGTCTTTATCCTCCTAGCACACCATTTGCTAGTGGAACCGCCATGCTGACTTATGTTGGTAATGTAGAGAATATGAACTATGTCGCGTTGCCACAAGGCTTGCTGACCCTAGATATAGTTAATATCAATCTTTACTGGGGTAATAGCCGTGTTCCTCTGCAATATTTGCCCTGGACACAATTTAACGCGCAGCTACGTTATTGGCAAAACTACATTGGTCGGCCTGTTGCGTTTTCTATTTTTGGTCAATCAAAAATTTATCTCTCTCCTGTACCAGATCAGGTTTATACCGTTGAGATTGATTCGGTAATTCTGCCTACGCCATTAGTTAATGCGGCAACCGTAGATGAAATTATTGATCCTTACACAAACCCTGTTGCTTTTTATGCGGCATACAAAGCCAAGTTTAAAGAACAAAGTTATGGAGAGGCTGAGATTTACAAGCAGGAATATGTCAAACAAGTTCAGGCTGTTCTGGCAACGGTAATGACTCGCCGGATACCTGATCCTTATAGCACTCCGTTCTAATCATGGCTGCGGCTGAACAGAAAAAGTCGTACCAGGTTGTCAAACAATTTCGTGGCGTAAACACGAAAGCAAACCGCACTGCGATTGATGAAAACGAATTTGCATGGCTAGAGAATGCCATGCCTATTGGTTATGCCAATCTCAAAATAACACCTTATAGCAGCAACACTGCCGTTAGCTTTGCTAATGTAGCAACTGGCCTTTATGCAGCTAATATCATCAACAATGATTATGGTTTAGCTTTCCAGGAAAATGGAAGCTGTGAAGCCGTTGATATTATTTCCAATACAAAATCTAACGTTGCTGTTTCCGGTACATTTTCTAATTCCGGCATCAATATTACCCAATGGAAAAGTGAGCGTGTTCTTATTGGAGATAAGGACAAAGGCATCTTTTCTTGGGATGGAACTAATCTTGTAGCTATCGGCGCTGTTGGATCAATAGGAATTGTTAATCGCGGAACTGGTTATACCAGCACGCCAGCAATAACTATTTCACCACCTAACCAGGCTGGTGGTATCCAAGCTGAAGCAGAAGCAGTTATTACTGCTAATACGGTAAGTTCTATTATCTTGACTGAAGGCGGCACAGGTTATACCTCGCCTCCAACTATTACGATTACCGGCGGTGGTGGCTCTAATGCTAATGCTGTATGTAGCTTGGTAACTTTTGCTACTGGCACGGTTTCTGTTTTAGTGACAAATGGTGGAACTGGTTATACCAACGTAGCAAATACAGTAATTACTATATCTGGTGGTGGCGGAACAAATGCGGCTGGTCAAGCGATTCTTTCGGGAGGTCAGTTAGTTAATGTCATCATGACTAATGCCGGAACCGGCTATACCAACGCTTCTAACATTACAGTAACGATTACAGGCGGAGGAGGCAGTAATGCTACGGCAAAAGCCATTATTAACTCCGATCCAGTTACAGGAATTCAAACATTCAGCGGAAGAACTTGGATTTCTCAAGGAAGAACTGTGTCATATAGTGCTGCTGGCACTTACAATGATTTTACAAGCGTGTCTGCTGGCTCACTTGTTTTAACTGACAATACATTGCATAGCAACATTGTTCAATTGCTTGCAGCAAATAACTTTTTATATATTTTTGGTGAAGATAGTATCAACGTTTTTTCAGATGTTCGCGTAACAGATACTGGAATTACTATCTTTACAAATACAAACGTATCCGCTTCTGTTGGAACTAGGCTTCCTTACGCTATTTTTCCATATTTTCGTTCTGTCTTATTTATGAACGAATATGGCATATATGCGCTAGTAGGATCAACCACTTCCAAGTTGTCTGACGCGCTAGATGGCGTATTCCCTGACATTGATTTCACAACGGCAATTGTTACTGCTGGTCAGGTATTGTTAAATAATATTTTGTGTGCGGCTTTTAATATCCGCTATAACGATAACGGAACTTATCGGTATATCCAGGCTGTTTTCTTTGAAAAAAAATGGTTTTTTACCAATCAAAGATCAGATTTGAAATTGGTAATGTCTATCCCTTCGGATGGCAAGATTAAAATGTTTGGCACAAATGGTACGGGGCTTTATCATCTTTACAATGATTCATCCTCACCAATTGACAGCATTATTCAATCTCCGCTGCAAGCAATGGGCGATCCTATTCGCACTAAGCAAGCACTAAAGATTGGTATTGAAGCAACAGTATCAGCATCTGCGTTATTGAATGTAACGGTAGATAGCGAAAGTAATGCTAGTCCTGTTTATGTGCTTGGTAATTTTGTTGGTTGGATCAATAATTTTGGCAACCCAATACCCTGGGTAAATAATTCTAGTGCAACAATTAGTTGGGTTGGCGGTCAGGGCTATAACCTGTATAAAACAGACGCGCAACAGTGGGGCAAATATCTTGGAATGACGGTGACTTCCAACTCCGCTGGATTTGTGGTCAACGGTTTTGAATATGAACACGAATTGAGAGTGAGGTTTTAAATGACTGTACCTTATGCGTTTGCTAATGCAACGACTTCTATCCCGTTATCGCAGCTAGATGCCAACTTTAATACGCCTATT